TCATCATCTTTAGCAAGACGATTAAGAATAGCCATCTGTGCTTGGTTAGCTTCTAAAGCCTGAGTAGCAAAACGAGCCTTAGTGTTATCCATCCCTCTTAACGCAGTCTCAGCGTTAATCAATCCAAGGTCACGAGTTGCTTGTGCGGTTGTAGGTGTATAACCACCAACCTTAGGAACATAAGTCGCACCAGCTTTAATTGCTTGTTCGGCATCAGATGCCAAGTTACGCAACACATTGCCTGTGATTACTTCTCTACCTGCTTCAGTAAATGGGCGCACAATCTCTCTAGTTGTACGAGCAAGAACAGGGGCAGAACCAACTGCACCACCTGCTGTTGTAGCACCAGCCAAAGCACCTAATGCTTGACCAACAGGGCCAACATCACTCTCACGAGCAGCACCAGAAGCCAATGCACCACCAGCAGCAGCCGCACCTTGAGTCTCTAAACTTTTAGTAAAAAACTCTTGTGCTGGTTTTGGCAAATACTTAGCAAGAGAAGCAGGGGCAGCCACGCCAAAACCTGCGCTTGTTACGTCTTGAACAATTCTCTCTTGTGCAGTCTTTGGAGTAGGAACGCCAGCTTGCGTCATTAGGTTTTGCAATGCTTGGCTAGTAGGTTGCATAACTTGCCTACCTGCCAAGATGTTAATCAGACCTGTAAGAGCATCAGCACCAATAGTAGGTAGTGACAAAGCACCAGTTAATGCTGCTCTACCTGTTAGACCTATTTGTCTTCCAAGGTCTTTAGCACTACCAATTTGCATTTGCTCTGCACGAGGAAAGCTAGTAATTTCCTTTATAGCTTCTTCTCTTGTCATCTTCTTAGCAGGTGCGCTAGGTGCAACTTCGCTCTTTGATTGCTCTAGTGCAAATTTATATGCTTCTGCGTCAGTCAACTCCCTGTCAGAAGTGACTTCGTATGTGCCTTTGCCTTCAATGGTTACTTCATAGGTTGCCATCATCAACCTTTCTTTTTAACAGTTACGCCAGAGGGTAATGTCTCAGGAACTCTTAAAGAGTCATAAGGGTTAACAATTGCTTCTGGCTTACCACCAAGTTCAGTATTAAGACCACGATAAACATTGATTGTTGGCTCAAGTGCTTTCTTTCTTTCGGTAACAATACCATCCACAATGGCTTTTAAATCATCACGTTCTTTAGGTGTAAATGTTCCACCTTGTAATAATTTTTGTGCAGCCAGTTGAATGTTTGTTGGGATAGACCTATTACCAATAATGGTGTTTACGTCACCCTGCTGAACAGCACCTGTTTGGTCATAAACTTTTGCAATGTTGTAAATCAATGCGCCATCAGCACTTGTATTACCTGACTTTGCTTTTCCATAAGCATCATAGAAAGCAGATGCACGACCAGCGACAGTAGTGTCGCCAGTATCTTTTAAAGTGCTTTGCCATTGATTTACTGTAGCAAGTTGTTGTTTATTAACTGCTGTCTTGTCATTCAAATCAATAGCAACTTTAGGTGCTTTACCTGCGTCTTTTCTGTCAATGTAAGCCTTAACCAATGCTCTTTCAGTCATTGTCATTTCATTAACTGGAGTCATGATTCCAAGAACTTGTCTTGCTTCTTTTACATCTCCAGCAATATCTTCTTTTTCTTTCTTTGGTAAACCAGTAGCAATAGTTTTTACTTGACCTGTAAATGGGTCACGTTCAAACTGAGTTGCGCCTTCAGCAAGTGAGAATGTATCTGGGCGCATTGCTTTGTTAGATGCAACCAACTCACTTAGTGCTTTGCGTCCTTCAACAGAACCCATCAATTGAGGCGCAACACGAGCCAAATCAAAGCTAGGCGCAGTCATTCCTTCGCCTACTCGCTGACCCATCATGTCCTCACCATAAATCTCTTGAGGCTTAGTTACGCCACCTTGGATAACACCTTGAATTCGTTGTTGTTCAGCTAGTTGTTGTTGCTCTAACTTACGCTTACGAATCATGTCAGCCAACTGGACATTCTGTAACTGGCTTTGCAATGTGTCTTGCATACCACCACGATATGCTTGCTGACCACGTTGTAAGCCTTCAGCAATAGATTGACCAGTATTCCCACCTTGGAATAAACGTCCTGCTAGGGCATACAAGGCTTGTGCTTGTGCATCATCACGATTACGAGCAATGTCAGCTTGTGACATACCGAGCAGACCCATTGTGTCTGCACCACCTGTACCGAAAATGTCTAATAGTCCAGCCATATTAGTCCTTAACCAAAGAATGAGCCAAGGTCTTGATTGCCATAAGCATTACCAGTTCCAAATCCACCACCTAGGAAACTTGAACTAAATGGGTTTATGTAACTCAAATCAGGTGAGCCTAGATTCTTGTATAAACCACCAGCAGTTGCTGCAATACCCAAAGCATTTTGCAACGTAGATGTGTCAGCAGCACCGCTAGTAGTAGAAGAAGCCACTCGTCCTAATGGGTTGCCATATACCAACGATAGATAGTTCTGCAAGTTCTGTTGTGGCTGGTTTTGCAAGAAGTTAAACTTAGCAATGTCACCTTGCATTTGCTGACCTTGGTAACCCTCACGGATTTGACCTGCTTGCAACATATTCTGAATGTCTTGGTAATCAGCAGCAGCCATTTGAGGCGCAGCCATCGTAGCTTGTTGCTGACGATTACGCTCATCAGCGTAGTTCTGATAAGCAAGTTGTCCAGCAGTATTAGCCAACTGTTGACCAAATGCACCAGTAGCCCTGTCTTGCAAAGAACCCATAGCACCAGAGCCATAACGCCCTGCTAGGCTTGACTTAGATGCAATGTCGCCTAGAGTCGTTTTAAACTGTGTCTCAGCAGCACGAGCAGCAGGTTGAAAAGCACCTTGAAAGAATGGATTACCACCCAAGAAGCCACCAGAAACTGTATTCTGTAGTTGATTCTGAGCAGACTGTAGTAGTGGATTACCCAAAGAAGCACGAGCCTCTAAAGCCTGTAATCCTGTCTGAGTGGTAGTTGTAGGGCTTACAAAGGTTGGGCCACCATAATACTGTGGGCCACCGCCCTGATACATCTGCTGTGCTTGCTGTAATCCATAACCTAGATAAGGTTGGATTGTTGGGTCAATTTGTGACGTAGTGGTAGTAGCCATCTTTACTCCTAGAGTTTCGGATTCCGAGATGGGTCATCCACGGAATACATTATACATAAATTATTAAAATCAACCAATAATTGCATATCTATACGTCTTATTTGCAGTTGAATTGGCAAAGTGGGTAATCGTAGCCGTACCCTGTCCTTGGGAACTAGCGTAAATACCATTAAAAGTAGCACCACCGCCTACTAAATTCATAGTCGCTATGACTGATGGCACAGCAGGTCTTGTTGGGCTTGTGCTAGTACCAAAATGCTCAATACTTACACCAGTATTTTCAGTTCTCCACACAATCTCAACATAATCATTAGCAGCCATGTCAATAAAGAAATTCAATGCAGCAATGATATGACTTGGGTCACCAGAGCCTTTTCTTGCTGGCGGGTGAAATCTGCTGTTTGAATTGTCAATATTTGTGCCATTCTTGCGAAACCAAATATCCACATCTTGACCACTACTGGTTGTGTTTTTTAGTTGAATGGAAAACTGCAAGTTGTAGAGTCCTGCGTTTTTTACATTTAACCTAGAACTATTTGATAACGTAATTCCATTAGAGAAGTCGGTTGTATCAAAGGTAATAGGATAAGCAACAGTCGTACTAGCAGCAGTCTGGTCTGTTCCGTCTTGAAAAGCCCCATAAGGTGCAGAATCAGCAAAAGCAGCATCAGATGCAGGGACAAAAATGATAACGCTATCTGGGCCTATCCTTCTATCTGTCAAAGTGGTAGTTAAAGCCCCACCAGTTGCCAGAGTCAAAGTCCCTGTGTTATTGGTCTTTCCGTCCATGATGCCACGGACTACTTCAGCCACAGCCCTCTGGTCACCACCAAATGCAGGTAGGCTTCTAAACATCAGCGAACCCCTTGTGGTGTTACATCCACATCCACGGAGATAGCGTTATTCCAGTTATCACCTGTCGGAGTCACTTTTAGCCTGTGGTATCTACCTGCACTTCTAAGTGGTACACGATTCTCTGAACTAGCCGCTACCGCAGTATTAAAATTCACACCTTGGTTTAGTAGGGTACGAGAAGCAATAGCCACAGTTGCAGAGCCATTGTCAACAATAGGTCTAGCTAGGGTTACTACTGAGTTAGCACCAATATCCAAGTCACCAGTAGAAATCACGGCAGTTTGGTTAGCACCTGTAAAACTCATTACCCGAGTGGCTAAAGTACCACCCAAGAAGTATTTACCGCCAACAAACAAGCGAGAATCTAAAGAAGTTGTTAAGGCATCAATAGAGGCAGAAATACTATCTAGTTGCTCAAGCGTTACAGACGATGTAGAGGCTTCAGACAGGTAGTCTGTACCTGCATCACCATAAGTCCACTTCTGAGTCTTAAAGTTGTAAATCAGTACGCTTCTGTTTCCGTTAACAGTCTTGTAATTCCAGATTACAAGTTTGCGGATAGGGTCAACGGCAGCAGACATAGTTCCATAGTCGGAGTCTGAAGCGTCATCAATAAAGAATCGGTCAACTTTTTCTGCGCCTATGGATGTGACATTTTGTCCGTCACACATATAGAAACCATCGTCAGATAAAAAGAATGTTACGCCTTGGTGCTGAGCAATTGAGCCAGATACCATGCAACCCTTACCACGAGAGATATTGTCAAACTGGAAAATGAACGGAGTTCCAACATAACTCATTCGGTGAATGGCTCGCTCTAAAAAGACAAGACCAAACTCACCACCACGAATTCCCATAATCTGACCACCATCAGGAATGTCCTGATAATCAGACTGTGTGTTTACATCCTCAGTCCAATCTGTCTCGTCATTTAATGCTGACCAACGAACACGATATTGTTGCTGAGTAGTTTCTAGCGTATTTGCACACACAACAAAGTCACGCACCACAGTAATGAACTTAGCAATAGGCGCAGTAGCCGATAAGTCAGCAAACGATGTAGATGTTCCTAGCGTCCATGCTTGTAGTTTTTCAGCATTGTTTGTAGAGATTACAGTCTTACCAAACTGAGTAAAACGAACCCTATCGTTAGCACCAGTTGTCATGCCTGTTTTAACCTGAGTGATAGCACCAACACCGCTTACTGTATAAATCTTGGTAGAGCCAGCAGCAAACAAGGCGGTATCACCATTAGGTTGTTTGGCAGCATAAAGAGCAGTTAAGTCCTCGGCAGCGTTACTAGATGAGAACGTAACTGGCGCAGGGAATGGGCCATAACCAATAGCTTGAGAAACCACGTTCTTAGCGTCAGTCAACGCACCAGACACGCTAGGTTGGTCAGGCATCCACTCACCAAAAGTTAATTTTGTCGTAGCCATGTATTACTTCCTTGAGCCTGAGTTGTCCAATCGTTGTCGTTAGCAGCAACTGGTGTCCATGTGTTTGTGTCAGCAGAAACAGCAGTCCAAGTATTTGAATCTGTGCTTACTGGTGTCCAAGTGTTGTCATCTACGACAACAGGAGTCCAGTTGTCACCAAGAATAACGCCTTTAGCTACAATCGTTGCTAGACCTGATACCGAGGCTGCCCCTGCATATATTGCAGACGCACTAGCAGAAACAGAGGCTACACAATCAATACTTGCTACAGAGTCTCTAACTAAAATTGCTTCAGCAGTTACTGTTGCGTTTGCATCTACACTAGCAGAAGCATTTTGCTCACGGATACCAATTGCAGTTACTGTTGCGTCACCAGTAATACTTGCGACACCTTCAGCGACAAGACCACCATTTGCGACAACTAAAGCTACGCAAGTAACGGAGGCTACGCCATCTTTGAGGATACCGCCAACAGCAGTTACAGTGGTACTACCAGTGATACTACCACTAGCAAACTGGACACGAGTAGCATCTGCGCTGACAGTAGCATTGCCATCAATAGCACCAGAGGCAAACTGCACCCTAGTTGCATCACAGGTAACACTAGCATTAGCTGTAATGCTTGCACTAGCTAATTGAACCCTTACTGCATCTGCCGTAACAGTCGCTGTTCCATCTACCGCCCCACTACCACTCTGAACCCTTATAGCATCAGCTACAACGCTTGCAGACGCAGTTACAGACCCATAGGCATCCCATAGGGTTACTGAGGTTGTGTAGAGTGGACTATCGAGTGTGAGTGTTAAGTCATCAATGCTAGACTTTAAATTGTCTAGCGAGTCAATTGTCCACGGAGGCAGTAAGTCAGCCATCTCACGCTAAAGTAACGCTCAATGAACCAACAGCAATGCGGAACACATCGCCAGTTGCAATCGTTTTAGAAGCGTCTAATGGTGAGTGATACAGCAAGTTGCCTGTAGTCAAAGCATCACGGATTCCAATGTGTGTGATTGTTCCCCATGAACCGCCAGCTTGAGGAAACTCAATAGCAGCAGAATTGGTAGAAGCACCATCGGAAGGCGCACCAAAAGTAATAGACTGACGAGCATACGATGTACCAGAACACTCAGTTCCAGTATCGGCATCTGTTGGGTCAGTTGTATAAAGTGCTAAGTACACAGTCGTAGGTGCTGTGTAGCTAGTTGCTCTCAACGTAACATTGATAAGAGCATTTTCTAAGTAGTTGGACATTTCAGCCATATTTTCACCTTGCAGTTAATTTCATTGCTAACGGAACACCAGAGTATTGACCTTCTTCATCAGACTTGGTGAGTGATGTGATTGCTCTGTCATACATAGAACCCCATGTATTAATTCGAGCATCGTTCATTAGATAAGGCTCTGCTTCAACCAATGCGCCATACAGCAAACCATCAGGTGCAACATTTAGAAATACATTAGAAGCGTTACCACTAGACAGGTATGGAGGCGCAGCAAAGTAGAGCATCTTTAGCGTATATACGCCATCAGGTGCAGGTGCTAATTGAAACTCACTTGCAAGAATTGTGTAAGACAAAGGAACACCAACTTCTGATGTTCTCAGGTCATTAGATAACGATGATGGGCTAGAGTAACTCAATGGTTGAATTGGGTTAGTCATCACAACAAAGTCACGAATCTCTAGAAAGTCGCTAGGCAGTTCTACAGTTGCATCACCAGAAACTGTGCTGGTTGTTACAGACTTAAGCATCTGACGAATACGTAGTTCTCTACGCAAACGATTCTCAGCCAAAGTAATGAAGTCTGGAATAATGCTTGTCAGGTCAGACCTAGCTAAGTAATTAGCTATTGAAGTCTGTAAATCAGAGTAGGTAGCAAAACTCATACAACTCCTGTCCTAGTGCGCCATGCACGATTCATTGGGTCATTTAACCAAGCAGCAAAACGCTTGTCATCCAGAACAGCAAAGCCACGCATGATTCCAGCTTTGTTTAAGTCATCAATAACTGTCATAGGGATAGACGCAACCTTATTGCCAAACAAGTTATCAGACCATCTTGCTCTCTCGTCATACGAGTTATATTCTTTTTTATTCTGCTCAACAATGTCAGAAACATCCTGACGAGTCTGAATAACGATACCGCCCTCACCATCAGCATGGACAGCACTTTGACGAA